ACTATTATTATTTGTAACAGTATTATTATCATCTAATTTTAGTTCTAATGTGAATTTTTTTATCATAATTATTATTTTAAATATTGTTGATATTCTTTTTTTACAGCTACTTTAAATGTATAAAGATCTCTATTGTGGATACTTATTTCCCTTCTTACAATAGGCTCTAAATATCTAAAAGTAGTTTTACATAACTTTTTACGTTGCTCTAACCATAGTATCATAGCCTGTGCACTCCTACGAGTAAGAGAATTAAAATCAGAAGCATCCATCCAGTACTGTAAATCTTTATCTCTATTATCTGCATATGTTATTTGACTACAATCTTGTGCAAACTGCCATAACAAATGATAGTTTGTTTTATAACAAATAGTAGGTATAATTTTAAGAGCTAATGCTTTGTCATCAGTGTATGAAGAAAGCTGCACTTTAAGATCAGCTAGCAATTGTTCATCAAGAATCATTTTATTAGCTGAACTATGTAATACTGTCTCAGGATCAACTACAGATAAATCTGTTGTTTCAATGAGATGTGATAGGTTTAATGCCATCCCTGTTAACATATAAGAGTCATAAAGACTAGCTTCAACATCTAAATCATAGTATCTCACTCTTTCTGTAAGTTTATGAGTTATTATAGTTTCTATACCTGAGTTATAAATTGTTTGCTCAGCTGAATGTGATGCATTTTTACGGCCTAAAGTTGTCTCATAGTTCCATAAGTGATTCATCATTAATGTAGAAGGTATGTTCTCTGCGTTTTCTAAACGGTTGGTAGATATATCTTCATGTCCTATAACTAGATCAGCTAATTCATAATTATTTGTTACAGTTATACCATGCTCTTTAAGAGCTGCTTTTAATCTATCTAGTGATACACTGCACTTAGGTAATATAAAAGCTTTCTTTTTAGTTCTAAAAGTTTGGTCACTCTCTGTAGGGACCGTTAATATACTGTGTATTTTTTCATATGTTGTTTGATCTTGAGTACATAATACTTTATTTATCTCATATGAACCAGACAGGACACCGTAAATAGTGTCCTGCTCTAGTCCAAAATAAGTTAAAGCATCAGCATTAAGATCTTGATATACTGATTTATTAGCCATTTTATTTCATTGTCATTTTAATTATTTCAGGGTTCATCATCAATTTGTTAAACTTCTGTTTATTACCATTAAATATAGTACGTACAATTAAATACTTAAGATCATTAGTAAAATAATCTTTAGTACATAAAGAAATTACTCTATCAGTTAATTTTTGATTTATAGTATTTTCTTTAGAATGTACAACTGCATAGTTACCTAATCTGGTTGCTAATGTAGCTGCTATATCTGCACGGTACGTATCATCTTTACCTATACAACCTCTTAACTCTCCAAGTATATATGATTCATTATCATGTGTCAATAAATCTTTTGGTGTTACTAGTTTATCTAGTTTGTTGTTAATAAATGTAGTAAACATAGATGCAAATGCATCACCTACAGATCCTTCACCAATCATTTGAATTATACTAAGATTATCTTCAAAGCTTTCAAAACTAGATATAGCATTAAAGAATGTTGTAATTGATCTTGCATTGGTCTCTTGTGTTACTAGCTCAGGATGAAGCAATAGAAAGTTAATACATCTTGTATCTATATTAGCACTCTCTGCCCATTGAGCCCATACATTAACATCAAACTTTAGATTTGCAGTTATATATCTGGTTTTTTGTGCAGAATCTACACTGTTGACCATATAGTCACCGTTATCCGGGTTAGCTGTTAATATAATATGCCAGTCTTTTGGAAGCTTCCATGAGATATAAGTTTGTCTGTCTATTAATTCCATAACTGCTTGAATAAACCTTGTGTCAGCTCTATTCCAGTCATCTAGTAATAGTATACCACCTTCTTTTGCATCAGCAATCCACTCCGGTGCACAATAAGACATTCTATTCTTACCAGTCATTTTGTATCCATTTTTTAGATACTCTTGTACGGCAAGTTCATCTACCCACATACCAACTTTCTTTGTTACAGGAGCCATTTTAGCTAAATCAGCTGCTGCTGCAGTTCTTTGTGCTGCAGTATAAGATAAATTATCTAACGCTTTAGGTGCTACATTTTTCTCTTTATACATTTGAAACTGACGTACAGGAAAGCCTACTAAGTCACCTAACTCTTCTATCTGAGCTAAGTTTAACTTAACAAATTTTAATTTATTATCTGTTGCTAGTTCAACTATAGTAGAGGTTTTACCTATACCTGATTCACCCACAACTTCTACAGATACCGGGCTCTTATTGTTTGATTGTAAGTATCTATTATTTGTAATTATATGATTTACAAATCCTTTTAACTCTGTTACATTTAAATTTACTTGTGCCATTTTTTCTATTAATTTAGTTTTATTACTTGTCCTGGTAATTCATTATTCATCTCAGATACACTACTTAAACACCATAAGGTATTCTTAGGGCAGTTGTCTGGGCTATATGCTTCACCATCTGTTAAATATATAAGTGCTGTATAAGCACTTTTGTTTTCATTATAATGATCTATTACAGGTTGAAATGATGTTCCACCTCTACCATGTATTTCCCAATCATGTTTAGGATTAAATTCCTTTACACTTTTAAGTTGTGTATCACACTGTGCTACTGTAATTTTATGACCAGTTTTACACATGTGTGCTAACTCACTAAAAAATTCTTTTAGCTCATCATTATTTACAGATCCACTTGTGTCAACACCAACAAGGATATGATTCTTAAACTTGATTTTAAGGCCAGGATTAGCAGCATACCGTTTGTTATACTTACGCCTAAGCTTCTTAGTATATACTATAGAAGAATTACCAACAAATCTTTTTAAGTATCCTTTCCAGTCAAACTTAGCTGGCTCAATATGCATTAGTCTATGTATAAGCTCTGCTAATTCACCAGGTACATGTCCTTGTTTTTTAACTGTTTGTTCAGCAGACTCTTTTAACTGATGCTCAATTTGTTTTTGCATTAGCTTTTTATCTGCTTCAGGTAACTCATCAAACTCATTCCATGTCTTATGACAATATTGTGATTCACCATCCATTTGATCCATTAATGCATCTAATGAAGGAGATGTACCATCTTCTTGTGCTCCCTCTAATATCTCATAGTACTTTTTTGTACCTGCTTTAGTAGGAAGATTTAATTCTGGAAAACTAGATAGTAACAAACCACCGGTGGGTAGTTTGCTTTCTTTTATATACTGGTTGATTTCTAAATCTGCAGCTATATTAAAAAGTTTATGATCTGAATATAAGTCTCTCAATAATAAGTGACCAAAAGCAATATGCAATAGCTCATGCTTCATCAAACCAAATCTATGATCTTCACTGAGCTCATTGTAGAACTCTGGGTTTATAGTCAATTGCATACCAATACCGTGTTTACTTACTCCTGCTGTAGGAATTTTATCACTATACTGCTTATTGATACCAATTAAAAAGAGCCCGTAAAAGGGCTCTGTAAATATTAATGTCTTGGTTGTTCTTGCAACCTGATCTTGTATGTTAATCATTCATTAATTTATCTAATATTTGTTTATAAATTTCATCTGCATGTTCTTCAGCTAAAAATATATATAAAGCTTTTCCAGTTTGTGTAACTAGATCTACTTTAACTGTAGCTTGGAAGGTTTTCCTGTCTTTGAATAGCAATGCCTTATGCATTAAAGGGTCTAATATATTTCTATCTTTATATTGATTGCTGTATATTTCAAATGCTATTTCTTGATCTTCTTCAGAACTTGATAGCATTTGTTTTAATCTAAAAAATTCATCAATTGTTATTATCTTCTTTTTTTTCATTATTGAGTATTTCTATCCATACACCTGGGTTTTCTTTATCATAAGTATATTGTATAAACACAGGCAAAATAAACTCTGCATTATCATCCTCTATCCATCCAAACTTTACCATATCATCTTGCACAGTTTGTGCAGGATTTATATAATCAAATTTATGACGTGTACCCCTAATAAATTCAAAAGATATTTTAGCTGGTAAATCATGCTTAGCTAGTTCAGCTTTAAATTCATCATGATATTTTGCATAATAATCTTTAGCTTTCTTTCTATAATTCATTACAGCTTTACTAGCTATAAAGTATTTGCCTGTCCATCTTCTACCATTCTTACTGCTGGGGACTGATCCCGGTATAAACCATTTCATATTTATTATATTATTTATTATTTTCTATTACAACTTCTTTAATATCTCTTAACTCTGACATATAATCATTTTCTTTAATAAGATCTAGTTGAACTAGTGTAACTGCATGATTTTGATTTTTAGCTTTAACTTCTTCACCACAAGTGTAGCCACCTTTATCTCTATACTCTATAAAGTATTTTTTCATATCTATTGTTTTAGTTTGTTAATATTGTTTTTAATAATGGCCTCAGCATTGCATGAACTTTATCAAAACCATGTTCTACCATAGCGTCTGATATGTCTTTACATATAGTTGGAACAAAACCATCTATATTATATGTTTTTGCATACGCATCTACAGCATCTTTACCTGCATCATCATTATCAAAAAGAGTTATTATTTTTTTATATTTTTTCTTAAGATGTTCTATAATGTGTGGTTTAATCATAGTATTCTCTGAGTCAGGAGCTATAACTTCTAAATTATAACCCATACTTTTTAAACACATTGCATCCTTAAGAGATGAACATATAACTAAATAAGGTTGATTAAACTTCAGTTGGTCAAACCCTTGTAAATAAGGTTTAACTTTATGGAACTTGTGACTTTTACTATGAGGTTGGTAGATTTTGTATACTTCTTTGTTTTTATCAAAGTAACCATACATGTATTTGCTAGCAATTCTCAGTTTTCTAATTTCTCCTGCTTCTTCTTTAATTAGGTTATAGTAATCTATAGGCCTAACATTATAAGTATCCAGTATTGTTTTACCTATTCTAAATGATAACCAATACTCTCTATCTGTTACTGTCCACTCTCTAAGCTTGATAAAATCTATTTCCCACTTAGATTGAGGTTGAAATTTTTGTTCAATATATTCTGATGATCTTACATATGTGTTGTAATCTTTTACTATTCTCTGCATTGCAGTTGGAAAATCTAAATTAAATATTAATTTAACTAGGTCAACCTTATTACCACTTTTACCAGTAGAAAAATCTTTAAACTTATATTGCATAATTGTTTTATCAACATATACACAAAAGCTTGGTGTTTTTTCATTAGGATTAAAGACTGAAACAATCTTTACATCTTGACCGGTTAGTTTTTCTGGTAAACTTAAATAGTATTGAAATACCCACGTACTTGGTACATCTTGCCCTTCTATAACAAAGTTTTTGGTGTTAAACATAATCAAAAATAATAAAAAGAAATGGGGATGACACTACATCACCCCCACTCTTTTCAATTAACAAACTACAAATCAAAATCATCTCCACTTGCAACAGCTGGCTCAAAGCTAGTTGTAGTAGGTGTATCTTTTTTCATAATAGGTCTGAAGTGATTAGTATCATTTTTATCAAAATCTAAGAGATTTGATCCTTCAGTATCTAATGCTTCTAATGGAACACCTGATCTACTTCTTTTAGGTAAGAACAAGTCATTATTTACATAACCTTCTTTGTTTTCCCACTCACGGCCACCTAAGCAAGCATTAATAAATCCAGTTTCTGAACATACTGCAGAAGCTTTAGTCATAAAATCTTCAATTGTATTTGCCTCAATAGCATCTAACTGATCTCTTTTATTTACTACTTCAGATAAGAATATCATAGCTTTTAATACTTCTGTATCTCTGCTTATTTCATTACCATTATTTAGTGTAGCATCTTTAAATGGATATGGTGAGAATCTAACTCTACCTACCTGGCCTTCATAACGTGGACCATTAGGGTTATTCATATCTTTTAAGAAGCCATTAAACTCTCCTACAACAGGCTCACCTTCTATATGCAGTGTAATATTATATGCATCTGCATCATATGGTGTTTGATCAAATGTAATTGAATTAATCTTTACTTTGTGATTACCTGTTCCAATTACTGGTTTAGTTCCGCCTGTACCGGCAGACATGTCTTTAGTATTTAACATAATTTACTTTTTTAAATTTATTAATTATTAATTATTGTATTCTTCAATACGTTTTTTTACAAGCTGTAAGTCATTAGGAATAAATCCTTCATCAAACATGCCCATAGGTGATTTACATGTGTTCTCTCCTGAGTTCTGAGTTTCAAAACCATATTCAAGTTCACCATCATCATTTTTATTTACTTTACCAAATAATACAATAGAAAACAGGCCTTCTAAAGTTAGAGTATTGTCAATCATTTTACCAATAGTCTTAGCTTTAATCTTTCTGTTTCCATTTATATCAGTTGAATCTTCTGAGTGAGTTAAGAAAATAACAGTTAGATCATCTCTCAAGTCTTTTGGAAGCTTTGCAACCATGGCTAAGTTAGCTGCAATCTGAGTGAATTTATCATAACCTTTTTCATTAGCTCTATCAAAATATTCAAAAGAACTCATATATTGCCAGTCATCTACTACAATAGTTTTAATGTCTAGCATTTTATCATTTACATGTTTCATTGCTTTAATAATACCTGGTGCACTAGATGCAGCAGTTAAATTACCTTTTGGATTCTCTTTGCTAATCTGAGTATACTTACTCTTATAGCCTTTGAATGGCAAAGGTTTATTTGCAATGTTTATAATGAAAGTCTCTTTAGGATCTAATGTCCTGATTGAGGTAGACTTTCCTGTACCTGAATCTGCAATTACTAATACGCTTTGTGCCATAGTTATCTAATTAATTTATTTATTACTTTAGTTAATGTTATTAATGTTTGATTAATTTCTTCTAGTTTATCTATTAAAGGATCATTAATTACTTTTTCATCTGGGTTAGGAATACTTGGATTAGCAAAATCAATTTCACCTTTATGATCTAAGCCTTCTTCCATAGCAGTTGTTTTGTCATTAGACCTACTTACTACGTCATTGATCACTTTAAGCTCACTAGCTGGCACCATATGCCTTTGGAATCCTGAATTACTTGTAATCAGTTCATACTCTTCTTTCCAATGAGGGTTATACTTTAATAAGTATAAAGTTCTCTTAGGATCTTCTGAGTCATAATCTATACTTACAAATTCTGTATATATATCAGAGTCTTTCTCAAGTTCACTTGGAAAGAAGCTAACATGTAAGTCATCCTTGCCAGCTGGCCTATAAGCCATCTTAGGAATATATAGTGCATTTTTTTTACTTATTGATATAAAGTAATCTTCATGCTCTTCTTTTAATTTTGAAACTTTATCTTTTCTTTGTTGTGGTGTTAGTCCCATTTTTTCATAATTTATATTTTTTGTATTTATCATCTTCTCTGTTGTTGACCTGGTGTAGCCATTTCTTCAATTTGCATTTGCTCAAACTTTGCTTTAAAGAAACTCATTCTTGCATCACCATTTCTTGCTTTAAGAAAATGAAGTACTAATGTTCTATCATTCTCTATTATATATCTATCAGGTCCATAAAACCTAATCTTCTGTTTAGCTGGCCTATTAATACCTATTAACATATCTGCATGTTGTA